TCATGGGGCGGCCGCGACTACCGAGCGCCGAGACTGCGAGCATACCGGCTTGGTTCGCGCCGGCGGCGGTTAGACCGCCTGCGTCGCTCGAGCGCTTAGCGGCTTCGACGGCGTCGACAATCGATCGCGGTACGCGCGTCGCCGCACCTTGCGCGGCCCGTGTGCCGGCGGCGAGCTGCGCAGCCATCTGTTCGCTCGACAACGTCGCCCGCAGGATTTCGCCGGCAAATCCTTGTTCGGTTTTCTGTGCCTCGAAGGCCTGGTCGAGCTGTGCAAGGGTATTGCGCTCGCTCTGGATAAGCTGCTGAAGCGCAAGTACCTGTTGCCGCTCGTCTTGGATGTCGCGCACAATGGCTTCGTACTGCCGGGCGGCGCGGAGCTCGGCGCTGTACTGGACAAGGTATTCGTCGTATTTGGGCATTATCGGACAAGCCTCGGGTCGTAGCCGGTGGATGTTGTGCTGAGCTCGTCGTCGCGCCGGGCACGCGCTTCGGCGATTGCCTTTTGTAGCTCGAAGTCGCGAGCCTCGTTGGTCTGAACCTGTTGTACACCGGCGGCTGCTACAGTCTCGGCGCCGCCGAACCCGCCTCGTACGGCCGACTGAATGTTCGCGATGCGCCGTTGTCCAGCGGCCGACTTCGCGCCGAGTAGCGCTTGCTCTGCTGCAGCCGTCTCGGCGAGCGCTTGCGATTCGGCAAGCCGCATCTCTTGACCGGCGGCGATGTCGCTTTGCGTTCGCGCGTTCTGCGCGGCTTGCTCGCGAAGAAACACGTCGCGACCCGATACGGTGCCGCCCGTCGCAATCTGCGCGGCGAGCTGTTCGTCGCCCTGCGATTGCATGGTCCGTTCGATGCCGGCGCGGCGTGCCGCCTGGTCGGCTTCCATCGCAGACTTTTCGCGAGCCGACAGCCCGCGATTTTTGCGCAAGCGCTTGAGCTCGTCATCGATGCGCTCTTGCTCTTTTTTCGCGGCACGGGCGCCGATGACGCCTTCGGTAATGCCTGACGCGGCCTTGATACCGCCGAGAATGGCGGCCGCTCCGAGTAGCCCGATTGCCATGATTGCTCCTACAGGTACCAGATTTCGAGACCGATTGACCAGTTGACGACGGCCGAGCGGTCGATCTCGGACCACGAACACAGGCCGATAGTCGTACGCGTTCCGGCGTTTCGCTCGGCGGCGAGTACACCGGTACGTCGGCCGTAGCCGTTTAGTGTAGTGTACGGCCGGTCTGGTCCAAATGGACTGACCGAGTTGAACCCGTCGCTATTGTTTTTGACTTCCTGCGCATCGTAGAAGCTGCGTCCGGCCGGACCCAGCGTGCCGATGTACGGCGCGAAGTATGCGTACCGGTCGCCGATAGCCGGCGTGCGGCCTGTCACTGCTGGCATATCGTCAGGCCCGCCTTCTACTTCGACCGACCAGTGCAGAAGAATCTTTGCGTTGCGTCGAATGTCAATGTCGAAAGACGTGTTTGGCACGCGGCGCCAGTCGCCTGTATGCGAGTCTCGGCCGCTCCCTGACGTGAAGCTGGTCACGAATGACATATTGACCAGGTTCCCTTTCCACTGTCCGCCCTGGTAGCCCGTGACGCCGTGCTGTACTCCTTGCACGGCATCGTATCGGGGCGGTTGAATATGTCGGGTATCGATCCACTTCGAGTTGAGAAGGTCGGCCTGTACGATTCCATTGTGCAGGTAGATGCGCAGCGCGTCGACGTTGCCCTGTACGCTTGCCGCGACGAGCGTCGTACCATCCGAGAACGTGTTCGGCTTTGCGTATGCCATTACAGTACCTTGTTCACGAAGGTAACCAGCCGTCCGCCGGTGTATTCAAGGTCTACGTCGGCCGCCGGCCCAATATCCAAGACGAGCGCGTTCGCCGACCCGGCCGTCGCGCGACGCGGGTGCATGACGCCGAGAAGCACGACGCGAAGCCCGAAGATTGTGCGCGAACCCGGCGGCCGATAATGCCATGCGCCCGAAATGCCGCGCCAACCGGCGGCCTTCGTCTCTGCAGTCGTGCCCGCCGATGAGTCGCCGTTATTCAAGTTGCGCAACCAGTACGACCAAAGTGGAATCACCGTTGTCGCTTGGCAATTTTGCAGCGTGTTCCCGTGGTACGCGTCGACCGCCGTCTTGAAGTCGCCCTGTCCCGGTACTTCTGTCCAGTTGGTTAGCCCGTTGCTTGTGATGTCCCATTGAAGCCAAGCAACGAAGCAACCCGCGCTGGTCGACACGTTCAAATTCCCGCCGCCCCCAGTGCCGGCGATGACGTTGAACTGAAATCCGTCATCCCATGGACTATTTGTCAGGTCGGCCCGGACCGAGAGCGACCAGTAGATGCGCAGCACGTCGCTGGTGCCGATGCTTAGACCGCTTGCGCCGTAGCTTGCAATTGTCGGGTTCGCCGCGCCGTCTTGGATGATATGCGGGCTCGAGTACGGTGTCGAACCGGTCGCGCCGACCGAGACCGGTGCCGCGTGCAACATGTCGCTCTTGCCGAGTACGTCGGTCTGCACAAACGGCGCTTGGAACTTCGGCGACTTCTTGAACTGTGGAAGGTCGACCGCACTGTCGCGAAGATTGAACTGATCGACTTCGTTCGCTTGCGTGAAGTCGTCGAAGCGGTCATTCAACGACGCGGCCGTTGTCTGGTCGCCGTCCACGATACGAGCTCGGTTGATTCTCGACACGCTACCTCCAGCGACCAATTGCAAGGAAGCGCATACTGTAAACGTGCGCTTGGCATACCGGGATAGGCCCGGTGTTCTGCACGATGTCGTCGTACGTCGTGTCGGTCAGCCGAACCTGCGCTTCGACCGACAGGTCGCCCTGTTCGAAGATGCCGGTACCGAAGACGCGAAACGCTTCATGCGAAGCCGGGCCGAGACATTCGACCAGGACACGGCCGGCGACAAGGATTCGAAGCCGCACGTATCGCGGCACGCTTTCAAGATTCGCAAGCAGTACCTGAGTCGAGACCGGGTAGACGTACGCGTTGCCTGACCATTCGGCGAGAAGGTGACCGCCCTTGAAGGCCGTTAGCGTCGTCGTCGCAACGGTCACCCATCCCGAGCTGTACTTCTGGTAGGTGAACGCCGAGAAGTTGTTCAGGGGCGGCGTCGTGTCAACGACTGCGCTCTGTTCGCCTGTCGTGTTCCATGGGATTTCGCTGTAGACGCGGTGCGTCGCGTAGTCTTTGAGTCGTGCTTCGTCGACGCATGCGGCCGGCAGTTGCGAACGGTCAAGCGCCGTCATGCTCGACTGCGAGCTCGTCATCTCGTCTTGGACACTGTCGGGCGACACCGTGCCGCCCGCCAACGTCTCGCGCTGTGTCCAGTGCTTCATTACGCCCTCTTGCCGCTGATGGTTCGCGCCTTGCCGAACTTGTACTCGATTTCGTGCCCGACAATGACTAGGTCGTCGGATGTCGATACCTCGAAGGCGAACCACGAGCACGACTGTTGCGCGACCGAGACCCGAAGCGGCACTAGCCGTTCTTTGCGGTAGGCCGTCGCCGTGCCGAGCTGCGCGGAGTCGTACACCGGTAGGTCGGCCGCGTCGGGCGGTTGCGCTTGATACGAACGCTCCTCGACTGCCGTTAAGCTGAAGTCTTTGAGATGCTTCACGGTGACGGTCGGCCGCCCGGTTGTGAGGCACCATAGCGTTACGTAGAGTACTTGCTTCTGCGCGGCCGCGTCGCCGAAATCGTTCCACGTGGAACGGTAGGTACTGGTCGGCGCGGCCGCATAGGTGAACGTGTTCTCGGAAACGGTACCACCGAGCGCACGTCGGGCCGTAATCAGGAACACGCCGGCCGGACTGTTCGCACCGGCCTCGATACCCGTGTGATGTCCGAAGGCGAGCGTGCCGTCGTATATCGGGGCAATCGCGCCGACAGGAAACCCAACCCGCGTCGACCAGGGTGACAGGCTCGTCTCGAGAAGGTCGACGTGTAGAACCAAGCCGAGAGACGGCCGGTCCTGACCGTCGGCCGGTGCGTACACGTGGTACTCGCGCGTCTTCGCCGAGAACGCGCCGACCGCCTTCGGGTGCAAGTCGGGCGTCAATCGGTCAATCAGCTCGCGCTGCGCGGTCGTCAGCTTGACTACGTCGAAGGTACTGCCGCCCTGCAGGCCGCCGACAATGGCGTACACGCCGTCGAGCGCAAGGAACACGAGCCCGAGACCCGGCACGGCCGCGACACTGTGCGGCGCTCGGCATGTCACGCCGGTCGCGATGGTCGACGCCTGGAAGCCGCTCGAAGCGCTGCCGGTAATGACGTCGATAGCATTTTCGCGGAACACGACCAGACACGCGTAATGCGGAAAAATGCACGTAATCCCGCCGGCGTTCTGTCCGCCGAGACGAATGAAGCCCGTCGCCCGAAACTCTTCAATGCGGCCGGTCCTCGAGTAGTACAGGGTCTCGGCGTCTGCGATGCCGCCGTCGAGCCA